CGATCTAGCAACGAATTCAGCAAGGATCAGGCCTATAAATTGTTGGGCACGATTCAAAAAGGCTCGACCGCGACGGGCGCAGATTCCGGGCAACTGGCGGATATTGCGCTGGCGGCCAAGCGCATGGGTATCAAGCCTGCGGATATGGATAAGGTTATCTCCAAGGCGATCCGCGCCGGGGAGTTGGGCGGATTCGAGCTTGGCGATATGGCGAAGCATTTGCCAGCGGCATTGAGTTCGGCGCGGTCGCTGGGTTTGTCCGGCATGGGCGGTTTTGAGCGGGTGCTGGCATCCATGCAGGCTTCGGTGCTGACGGCGGGCACCAAGGATGAGGCGGCCAACAACCTGATCAACATCTTGGAAAAGATCAACGCCGAAGCAACTGCTACTGATTTTAAGAAGCAAGGCATCAACTTGCGCGCCGAGCTGGTCAAAGGTGCGGGGCGCGGCGAAGACACGATCACCACTTTTACCAAGCTGATCGACCAGGTGATCGCCAAAGACCCTAAAACCAAAGCCGTGACGCAGGAGCTGGAACGGCTTTCGCGCCTTGCAGAAGACAAAAAGAACCCGCAACGCGAACAGGCGTTGAAACAAATTCAGCAAATTTATGCATCCAGTGAAATCGGCAAGTTTTTACAGGATCGCCAAGCCTTGCAAGGCTTCCGCGCGGAATCGCAAGGTGGAAAATCAGGGCTGACGGCTTCTGTACGCGAAGGTTTGAAGCGCGACGACAATGCGCAGGAACTCGATACCAGCTATGCGGTAATGGATGATACGGCCAGCGCGCAGATGCAACGGCTGTCGAATGCGAATATCGAGGGACAGGACAAGGCGTTAACGGGTGCGGGCGGGCCGCTGAAACCTCTGCTGCACGGGCTCACCTCGGCGGCGCAGGAATTTCCTTTGCTGACTGCCGCCGTGACGGCATCTACAACCGCGCTCGGTTTGTTGGCGGGGGTGGCTGGAATCAACGCGGCGCTGGGGGTTGGCGGCAAGGGCGGCTCAATCGCCAACACGGCGACCAAATATGCCCCGCTGGTGGCCAGCGCCGGAAAGCGTCTTGGCGCGGCGGCAGGGGTGGGCGCTGCCTGGGAGATCGGGCATGATTGGGTTGGCAAACCGCTCGCGCGCGGCATCGATAGTGCGGTTCAGGCCGGAACGGGTGACAAGAACGCCACGCTGGGCGGCTGGCTATATGACTTACTGCATTCCGACGCGCTCAAGCCTGCCGCACAACCGAAGATGAAGGCCGACGTAAATGTATCGGTTACCGATGACCGCGTATTGGTGAAAAGCACGAAGCTGGATGCCACAGACATGATTGCGTCATTTAACACCGGCAACATCATGAACGGAGCGATGTGATGAGCTGGAAAGACCGCATGGCGACAGCCTCGTTCAGGGACTTCGAGTTCCGCACGGACAGCCACGATGCCAAGGGTGGCCGCCGCCTGGTGGTGCATCAATATCCGGGCGCAGAAGTGCCGGACGTGGAAGACCTCGGCGGCAAGTCAGACGAATTCCGGCTCAACGCGTATTTCCTCGGCGAAGACTACGACCTGGAGCGCAACGGCTTTCTGGCCAAGCTGGCCGAGCATGGCGCGGACTGGTTGATGCATCCGTGGCGCGGCAAGCTATGGGTGCGCGCGCACAATTGGTCTGTGCATGAGAGCAACGATAAGGGCGGGTTTTGTACGGTTGCGGTTGATTTTGTGCCGGGCGGTGGATCTGTTCAGCCTACACCGGACAAGGTGGACAAGGCTTTCGAGCGCATCGGCAATTTGCGCAAGGCTGCACAGGACAATTTTGCGCTGGAGCCGATGGCCGCGCCGAGCATGACCAGCATGATCGCGGCGGTTCAGGGGCAACTGGAGCGCATGCGCGACATGATTGCGCTGGCCAGTCTGCCGTTGACCTGGATGAACCAGGTGCGCAATGTGATCGACGGCCTCCAGGGCGACATGGCGGCGCTGCTGGCGCTGCCCGCGCAGTATTCCGCCGCGCTGGGTTCGCTGTCCGATCTGCTGGGCAGCGGAGCCGATGCAACCGGCCTGGCTGACACCGCGCGCCCGCGCGTGGTGGATGCGCTGGCGGCGTTGGCAAAAGCGCCGGTGACGATGCCGGGCGGCGCTGCCGATTCGCCCGCGCTGCACGTCAACCACAAGCGGGAACATGAGCTGCGCTGCCGGTTGCTGTTAACCAGCGCGGCACAGGTTGCACTGGCCGATTACCGGTGTGCCGATGATCGTGATGCGGTGCTGGCCTGCGTGGTGGGCGCGCTGGATCAGATGATGCCGGACATGCCGGATGCTGTGTTTCAGGCTGCGGCGGATTGCCGCGCGGCGCTGATCGATGCGTTGCTGGCGCAGAACCTCGAACCCGCCGTGTCGCGCGATGTTGTCTCGCCGCTCCCGGCCACGCTGCTGGCGCACCGCATGGAGGTTGATGAGGATGTATTCCTGGCCGTGAACAAGGTTCGCCATCCGCTGTTTGTGAGGGGGCGGGTCAATGGTTGAGCTTAAATTCAACGGCGAGAAATACGGCTTTTGGCAGCGCGTGAGCGTGCGCGAGTCGGTCGATGATCTGTGCGCTTCGGTGAGCCTCGGCATTACGCTGCCGGTCGAAGCTGCGGGCATGAAACTGGACTTGTCGGCCAACACGGTGGTCCAGGTGCTGGTGGACGGCGAGTTGGCCACCACGGTGCGTCCGGGCAAGATACGCCGGGCGGTCGGAGAATCAGATCATACAATCCAGATCGAGGCGCGTTCGCTGGCGCGTGAGCTGGTGGATTGCCAGTATTCCAAAACGCTGTCCGGGCTGAAGCTCTCAGAGGTTGTAAAGCGCATTTGTGAGCCGTTTAAAGTGCCTGTGAAGATTGCGGCCAGCACTGCCGTTGTGCCGGATTTTTCGATGCAATGCGAAGTCCCGGCCAACGCGCTGATCAATGCGGCGCGCGCCTCTAACTTGTTGCTTTACCCGACACCGGACGGCGGGCTGATCCTGACCGAGCCGGACAATTCTGCCCCGGTCGCCACGCTGGTGTACGGCGAACAGATCAAGCATTACGAGCTGGCCGACGATTACGATTTGCGCTTTTCTGAATACGTGGTCAAGAGCTTCGACTACGAGGGTGGTGACGCGCTCAAAGGGTCGGCCAAGGATACCGGGATCACATTTTTCCGGCCCATGCATATCGTGGCAGACCGGCACGGGCACGGCCTCGGCGGCTGCGGTAGGCGCGCGGTGCTGGAGCGCAACCGCAGGCTGGCGCGGGCGCACTCGATCAAGCTGATCGTGCAGGGCCACCGGCACGCAGATGGGCTGCACCCGCAAGGAGTAGGCCGTGGGATGCCCGGCGGCGATGCCGCCACCCCTACGCTCTGGGCGATCAACAAGCAAGTGCGCGTGGTGATCCCGCACGAAGGCATCGACGGCGTGTTCCTGATCGGTGAGCGCACTTTTTCTCTGGACGAAAAAGGCGGCAGCGTGACGCACTTGCAGGTGATGCACCGCAATGCCTTTGCGGGTGAGCCGCCCAAGAAAATGAAGCGCAGCGCGGGAGCTAGAAAATGAACGCTGCGCGTTTCCCCCACCCTAACCCTCCCCCGCGTTGCGGGAGAGGGGACGAACGTGAAAGGCAATCAACATGATGCGCCAGGTGTGGAACCGGCTGCAGTTGATCTGCGCTCAGGGCGTGTGCAACCTGATCGGCGCGGACAAGGTGCAAGTGCGGGTGCTCGACGGCGAACCGCTGAATAACATTGATCGGGTAGAGCCTTACGGCCTGAGTTATCGACCCAAGCAAGGTAGCCGCGCTTATTTGTTTTTTCCGTCCGGCGACCGGTCTTACGGCTTCGCCCTGGTGATCGGCGACAAGCGCTACCAGATGGATTTGCAGGAAGGCGAAGTGGCGCTTCACGATGACGAAGGCAATCACGTCCACATCCAGCGCGGCGGGATTATCGAGGTCAAAGCGGCAACCAAAATAATCGCCGATTCGCCGCTGTTCGAGGCCACCGGCGACGTGGTGATCGCCGGTATCAGTTTTCTCCAGCATACCCATCCCGCAGGTTGCGGCACCACGGGGGCACCGCAATGAGCACAGACGGCAGGAGTGAGTTGAGATGTTGAAACTGGTGCAAATCGACAACGGCGTATTCGATCTGGCCTTCGACGATCCGGCGTTGGCCGAAGATGCGGCCGCGGTGGAAACGCTGGTGTATGGCGTGTTGTTTTCCGATGCCGAAGCGCCTGCAAGCCGCGTTGCAGACCGCTACGAGCGGCGCGGCTGGTGGGCTGATCCGGCCAAGGGCAGCGGCCTTTGGCATGTGCGCCGCCAGCCGCTGGGCAGCGCGGCCAGGCGCGAAACGCTGGCGATGATCGAGTCGGCGCTCTCAAAACGGGATCCCGGACTGACTGGCGTTTCAGTCTCGGAGCAGGCGGGGGTAGCGGGAAATGTTTCCAGCGTGTTTTTACAGGTCACCGGCTTGCACAATGGCCGCAAATTCGCCGTGAGAGTGCCTCTTTGATTACCTATAACCGCCCAGCCTATCAAGCCCTGTTTACGCGTATCGCAAGCGATCTGGCCGCGATGCCCGCCGTGTTGCGCGAGCCGCTTTCGGCCACCTGGGCGCGCGCCTGCAACGGCATGCACGGGCATCTTGACTGGCTCGACGCGCAGTGTTCGCCGCTGACTTGCGAACTGGAACGGCTCTACGACTGGGCCGCGCTTTACAGCGTCGAACGCTTGCTGGCGACCTTAGCGACCGGCAACGCGCTGGCAACGGGGAACGCCGGTACCCAAGTGCTGGCCGGTACCGTGCTGCGCGGCCAGAACGGGCTGGATTACATGGTATCGGCGGCGGTGGTGCTGGGTGCTGGCGCTACGCCCGTTTCCGTCCAGTGCGTCACACGGGGCAGCGCCGGAAATCTGGTCGCTGGCCAGACGCTGACGTTGGTCGATCCGGTACCCGGCATCAATAACGCTTTTACCGTCGGCAACCTGGGCATCAGCGGCGGTGCGGAAGATGAATTGGTGGATGCCTGGCGCGCCCGCGTGGCCGAAGAATGGCGCACGGTGACAACCAGCGGCGCACGTTCCGGCAAGCCGGAGGATTACCGTTTCTGGGCGAAGCGCGCCCATCCCTCCGTGACCGGCGCGCTGGTGCAGAAGCATGCGCTCGGTATCGGCACGGTGGTGGTGCGCCCAGTGTGTAACGGGCTGGCGAACCGCCTGCCGACCCAAGCGGTGCTGGATGCGGTTGCGGCTTATCTGGAAAGCATCGCACCGGCAACCGCCGACTGGCGCGTTACCGCACCGGGCACGCACCCGGTCACGCTGACCATCCATCTTCAACCTTTAGTCGATACCGCAGACAACCGTGCCGCGATCTTTGCCGCGCTCAATGCGCTGGTGCTGACCAGGTGCGGAACGGACACCGATACCCTGCAATTGCTGTGGGCCGAGGTGGATACGGTGATCTCCATCATCACCACTCAGTACACGCTCGATGAAACCGGCAGCATTGTCTGGGCGGCGAACGAAGTGCCGGTGCTGCAACCGGTCAACTGGATTTAGCGGAATGAAAAATTTCTTTTTACGTTTGTTCCCTCGCCCGCTTGCGGGAGAGGGTTAGGGAGAGGGCCTTGCAGCTCACGCCGCATACCTCAACCGATTACGCCGACGCGCAGCGTGCGCTGCTTCCGCCCGGCGCGGCGTTCGACTGGCCGCAAGGCGGCTTCGGCGACACGCTGCTGAAAGGCATGGGCGAAGAGCTTGCGCGCATCGATGCAGACGCGCAAACGGTGCTGGATAGCGCCATCGAGAAACACCGCCCTAAATACGTCAACTGGCACATCAGCGAATACCGGCGCGTGGCAAATGAGGCATTGGCCGGTGTCACGGAGACGATGCCGCGCCGCACCTTTGCTGTGGGCAGCACGGTGGGAGATCGGGTGTGGAGTAGCGCTGCGCCGGGATTGATTTTCCCGGTTGACCTGGTGCGCATCGATCACCTGCTCGGCCCGTTCCGGGTCGGCAGCCGCGTGGGAGATCGGCTGTGGAGCGCGAACGGGCGTTTTGTGCTGCGTGTGCGCTATTACCGCTCGGTGGTCAACCCGCAGGTTATTTGGGACGCGCTGATGGCATTCAAGCAGGCGCATGTTTATTTATGGTTCGAGGATATTACGGGAGTGGGAGGCGAGGTGAATTATGGACAGAATTAACGGCGCAGGACATGTAGGGCATATGTTTGTGGCGGAGGATGTGGCGATTAACAGACCGCCGACAGAGATTACTGTGGATTGGCTTAATACAATGCAAGAAGAGCTGGCGGCTCTGCCGGAAGGTGTTGGCATGACGCTCGATCCGAACAACCGCACTCAAGTGCGCGAGGCCATACAACGGATGATCGACGCGCAATCCGGCAACTACGCCCTAGACACCGGTGCGGTCAATGCTTACGTTGTCGCGCTCAGCCCGGCGATCACGGCCTACGGCGACGGCATGACCGTGCGCGTCAAGGCGGTCAACGCGAATAACGGCGCGTCTACGCTGAATGCGGGTGGCGGGGTGGTATCGCTGGTCAACGATGTGGGAGGCGCGCTGGCGGATGGAGACATCCCTGCTGGCGGAATTTTTACAGCGACCTACATCGCCAATAAGTTTTACATGACATCGCTGGTGCAATCGCAGGCCGATCGGCTGTATGCAAAATTTACAGGCTCAGAGTTTTCGACGGGCGGCGGCGACGCTAGCGCATACACTGTCACCACAACACCATCTACATCGTCCTATGTAGATGGTCAGAGGTTCAGAGTTAAATTCACAGTCGCTAACATCGACGCGCCTACCATAAATTTTAACGGTCTAGGAAATATCCCTTTGATGCGCGGGAATAATGATGGCTCATTGTCCGCGTTGGTGGCTCATGCGAATCTGAACCCATGTCTGGCCGCCGGGCATCTATCGGAAGTTGAAATCGTGGAAAGCGGAACGCAAGCAAGGGTAATAACTTTACCGCCCAGAACATATTCTGGAATCATTACTAGAGATTTAACCGCAGCAGCAGGATCGGTTTCTGAAACAGGTGTCGGCTTTGTTCCGCGCGAGATCGAGTTCACCTCTTGTATTGTGGGAACTTTGGTTCAATCATTCGGCACGGCGGGCGGTGGCGGAAACGATACCGGCCAATGTATGTATCGGGCTTACAATTCGGCGAATGACGGTTACTCTGCTGATCGTTGCGCTTATGCGTACACGTCCGCCGCAAATTACAATGTGACAACTCTTCAGTCGATGGACGCCGACGGTTTTACGTTGATGCACGCCAAAAATGGAGCTCCGGCGGGCACGCTGGTTATTATGTATAAGGCCAAAGAGTGAAAATCGCTTTCATCTCCGGCAAGCAGCCGTCCGCCACACTGACCAAGCTGTTCACCGGCTCGACCTGCTACCACGTTGGTTTCACCAACGGGCAGCACTTCTGGGACATGAACCTGATCCGCCGTCGGCGCTTATGGGAGGGTATGTACCCGCCCGAGCATGTGCGCCTGGTCGAATGCCCGGTGGAAGTGACGGCGGAATACCTCGATCACAAGCTCGACACCGACGACAGCACTTACGGGTGGCAAGACTACATTCTGTTCGCGCTGCGCCCGGTCTACCACCTCTTCGGAAAAAGCACCCGCGACCTCGGCGGCGTGATCTGCTCGGAGCTGGTGTGTAACGATCTCAACGCTTGCGGCTGGCGCGTGAGGTTTGCAGAGGTTCCCTCACCGGCGGACTTGGAGCGGGCGCTGATCAAATAGCAATCAATAGAGACAGTGCGACCGCTAAAGGTGCTGAAACACCCTTAACGGCCACCTCCCGCAGAATGAGCCTGCGTTTAGCCTGGGCACCGTGCTGTGCACACAGCATGCCGAGGCTACCACGCGCTGAAGGGAGATCGATACTCCCCCGGCCTGTTCCGCGTTCCACCGCTGGCCGGAGGCAAGTTCCACCAAGTCGGCAAGCCGCTGCCCCTGATGGAGGAACTGGTAGCAGCTTGCGGCCCGCGTATCCTTGACCCATTCATGGGTTCCGGCACCACCGGCGTAGCAGCCCTTGTCCAAGGAAAAGAATTCACCGGCATTGAGGTCTGCCAGCATTACTTCCAAGTCGCCGTGAACCGTCTGCAAGGCACCCCGTCCACCCGAAGCATCACCCAA